CGTTCGTTAATGATATCCTGGATGTCGTTCGGGTATCAGCCGAAGCGCATAAACATCTTTCCCAATTCCAGCGTGATAGCGGGAAGTTGGTTCGAAGACGTTATAGTGCGCCACCTATCGTGACAACATCTGTCCAGGATCTCGGTAACTCCTATGGAGTTCCCGCGTATCCTATTCAGGTGTTTTCGTCACCGGGCAAGCTCACGAAATCCGTAAAGACAGTTACTGTCCGACGGTTTACGGGAGCCTTTACATACTGGCTTCCCCCTATCTATAAGGAGGATGCCCGTCTGCAAGCACTCTGGAATAAGCTCTATGGGACTAAACTTACCCCTAGTCTTATTTACAAAGTGATGCCCTGGTCCTGGTTACTGGATTGGATAACAAACGTTGGGGATGTTCTCCACAACTGGTGTTCATTCAATGACAGTAACGTGAACTTGGTGGTCACGCATGCTTACGCTATGGAACATATCCAACGCGTAACATCGTACTCCATTAGCGGTATCACGCTCAAAGATGGGCGGAAGATAAGTGTGACTCAAGACTTCGTTTCCGAAGTCAAGAGTCGCATCCGCGCTACACCATATGGCTTTGGCCTCAACCCTTCGACCTTTACGGCGAAGCAATGGGCCATTCTCACAGCTCTGGGTATTACCCGGAGACCGCGCTCTCTTAATGAGAGTTGATTACCTCAACAAATCATGTGTATCCTCGATAGGAACACATGACTCGCAAAGGAAACTGCCAAATGGCTTTCTCTGATCCCCAATCCGTCACCATCAATGCCGTTGCCAACTCGCTTCCGCGTGTTGGCTTGGGCAATGGAACCGGCGCCTTTTCCAAAGACGACGGTTTGGTCAAGCTCGATATCGCTCACACGTACGGAAAACGTACGCGTCGGCTTATCAAGCTGAGCCATGCCAAGATCGCCGCCGATCCGCTGATCAGTGCCCAGAATATCAAGTACTCCATGAGTACCTATCTGGTCATCGACACTCCGATCACGGGTTATACCGTGGCCGAAGCAAAGCAGATCGTTGACGCCTTGGTCGCCTATCTGTCGGCTTCCACCGGTGCCAAGATCACCCAGCTTTTGGGTGGCGAGGCCTGATTGGAAGCGATTTCCAGAAGGCGTACGGGTTGCAGGGTAAGAGGGATCTGTTAGGCTTGGCATTCACCTAGCCCCCATTGAGGAGGCAGATGATGAAAAGGCTAATGTCTCTCTTGCGATGTGTACTTGCTGATGCAAGTACATGGTGCTGCACAAGCTCCACTAGAGATCTTCAAACAATCTCTAGACGTGTCGAAAACGAAGGGTTATCGTTCCTAACGATAACTCTCCCTACTTTTGGTGCAGATTTTGAAAAATCTCTGTCCCAAGAGTATGTAGATCACATCTCTTTTCTTGGTTTCAAGAGAAGAGGAGAGCTCCCCCAATTTCTTGGAGGTTTTCTCGATCTTGTTTTCGATCGTAGGAGTGGGCGACTACTTGAATCGCCCAGCATCGATGCTATCTACTTTGTACGTCAGATTACTCTGATGTTTAAGAAGATAGCACTCCCTTGTACGCCAAGGCGTGAAAGGAAGGCCTATGCTGGGTACATTCAAACAGAGAAGGAAGTCGAGAGCTTCGAAGCCAATCTTTGTGAATCAGACCTCGATCGGTTTGGTTCAATGGCTTTTCGGCTTTTTAGCGGTGTGTGTAATAGTATCGACCGCTTGGTCTATACTGGTTCCACCACCCCTAAGCATGGCCCTGGAGCGACTGCTGATAAACTCGTTGGAAACAGCAAGTTTAAAATCACCAGTTGGCCCGTAAGGCTTGGGAACTCATTCCCAATCGAAGAGTTCGTAATCCCCAATGCGGGGTGCTACGAATATCTCGACAATGTCGACCTCCTTGACCTGGACCAGGAATTACCCGTTAGGGTGATTTCTGTTCCTAAAACGTTGAAAACACCACGAATCATCGCTATTGAGCCAACGGCTATGCAATATGCACAGCAAGCACTCCTTAGTGAGTTCGTGTCTAGCATTGAAAGGGATGACTTCCTTTCTGGTGCTATTGGTTTTACTGATCAAACGCCTAATCAGCATTTGGCCAGACTCGGTTCTAAAGATGGGAGTCTTGCGACTCTTGATCTTTCTGAAGCGAGTGACCGTG